TGATAAAAATATTGTCCATATAAATGAAGCATATAATACTTCATTGAATGAATTTTTTGGAGCAATGCTATGACAAGAGCCGAATGGGTTGAAAAATGTGCATGGTGGAGACACAAATGGCCTACAATGCAAAATGAGTATAGAGCAAATAATGAAGATTATAAATTAAACATCTATGCGGTACTTGATGCAATAAACAAACATTGTAATCCTGTTGATATATTAATGGGAGATGCCGGTAGTATTAGTTATGCTGGCCCAGTTGCACTTACACCTAAAAAAGGTCAACGACTTATTTTTAGCCCAGCACAAGCTGATATGGGCTGGGCCTTGCCTGGGGCAATTGGAGTTAGTTTAGCAAGTAAACAACCTGTTATTGCTATTACTGGTGATGGCAGCTTTATGAGCAATATTCAAGAACTTGCGGTTGTAAAACAACATAATCTTAATATTAAATTTATTATTTTAAATAATGATGGGTATCTAAGTATTAAAAATACTCAGACAAAATATTTTGACGGTAGAGTATTTGGTACAAGCTCTGAAACAGGACTTTGGTTCCCTTCATTTAAAAACATTGCAACTGCTTTTGGAATTGAATATCATTCTGCTAGACTTGCAAATGATCTAGATAAATTTAAAGAATTGCTTTCAACAGAAGGTCCAATGATTATAGATTGTATGTGTCTATCCGAACAAGAAATTTTGCCAGCACAAGCATTAAAAGATGGCAAGCAATGTGGTCTACATGATATGGCTCCGTTTTTAAGTGATGAGGAAATGCAACAAGAAATGGTTATTAATCTATGAGTAAAGTGTTGGTAATAGGGGCAGGCGGATTTATCGGTTCGTATATAGTTCCCTTATTAGGTAAACATCATGAAGTAATCCCTATCTATAAAAATGAAATTGACATATTAGATAATCAAACGGTTACTACATTATTAGATCTTATTCGACCAGATGTTATTATTAATTGCTTAACGTTTGGCGGCAAAACAGAACTACATGAAAATAATTCGCAAAATGTTGGTAAGAACATATCAATGTTTTATAACTTCTATACCAATGAAGATAAATTTAAGTTCTATATAAATTTTGGTTCGGGTATTGAAAAAACTAATGCAAGAAATGCGTATACGTTTTCCAAACGATTAATTAATAACTTATGTTTCGGTCCTAAATATTTGACACTACGAATATATGGATGTTTTGGTGGAGGCGAACCCTCGCATAGATTGTTAAAACAATACAATGCAACCGAAGGCGAATTTAAAATAAAGAATGATCGCGAATTCGACTATTTTTCAGTACAAGATTTATACAATGTTATTGATTATTCATTGAATAACTATGGCACTAGCGATTGGTTAGTAGGTAATGATATAGATTGTGTATATCGGAACAAAATTACCCTAAGTGAATTTTTGGGGATGTACTGCGATATAAATAATATAGAGAAAAGATTTGTAGTTGAATCTACAAGTGATGAAAAATATACAGGCCATCCAGTTGATATCAGTACTTTAGAAGAGTTCGGAGGATTAAAGTTGTATGGCATTGGACATGGATTGAAAGTTTATAATGACTAAAGTTGTTTATGTTACAGGGTGCATTGGTTTTATAGGTTATCATGTAACCAAAAAATGTTTAGATGCGGGGTATCATGTTTTAGGAATAGATAGTAAAACATACGCGAGCAATCTAAATTTACTTCCAGACTTATTAAAATATCCTAGATTCAAATTTTTAGAATTGGATATTAATGATCTAGACCGTCTTCATGATTGCGATTATTTTATTAATACCGCAGCCGAGACACACGTCGATAATAGCATTGTTAGTTCAGATGTTTTCTTAAGAAGCAACATCAACGGTGTTCATAAAATACTAGAACTAATTAAAGCTATACCTAAAGCTCGTAGACCAATATTACTACACTTCAGTACAGATGAAGTATATGGAGATATTATAGATGGGTTTCATACTGAAACAGATTTACTAAAACCAAGCAATCCATATTCAGCAACAAAAGCAGCAGCTGATATGTTAGTAACAGCATGGGCAAGAACATATGATGTTCCTTATGTGATTGTTAGACCAACTAATAATTATGGAACAGGCCAATATGTTGAGAAGTTCATTCCCAAAGCAATTAAGAATTTATCTTTAGGTAGACCTATTATAATGCATGATAACGGTTTACCTAGAAGAACTTGGTTGCACGTATCAGACACGGCAAATGCAGTGTTAAAAATTATTGAATCTGAAGCAGTTAATGAAATTTATAACATTTCGGGCAACTATGAGGAACAAAATATTAATGTTGCTAAAAAGATAATTGATAAATTCTATAATTGTGATAGTGCCTACTATGAAGAATTTATGGATTTTTCAGAACAACGACAAGGTCAAGATATACGATATGCCATAAATGACGGTAAATTAAAAACATTGGGCTGGAACCCTATTGCAGATTTTGACACGGAACTTACCGCTATTGTGGATTATTACAAAAATAACTTCATATGGTAAAATTTGATAAAAACAATAGACTATTTTTATAAAAGAACTTATAATATATTGATTAGTTCTAATATTAGATAAACACAAATGAATAAATTATTACTACATACGCATACAGGATTAGGCGATCATATAATTTGTAATGGCATGGTGCATGCTTTCACAGAGGTATGTGATATTGTTTATGTTCCTTATAGAAAACATTTTAGAGAATCTATGGAAACTCTATATGAGGGATTTGATAAAATAAAATTATTAGAATTTCCTGATATTGATATTACACGCAACAAACATCTATTGGAAGACTTCGCGAATAAAAACGAATGTAGTATGTTAAGCGCAGCTGACCCCGCAATACAGTATACTAGGTTGTTGAGAAGATTACCTGACGGCAAAATTGATTATGCAAATTTAGCAATAAATTCTGACAGACAAATGTATGAAATTGTAGATGTGCCCTTTTCCATGAGGTACACAAAATGCAATATTCCATTAACAACAAAAAATTCTAAAAATTTATTTGATTCCCTTTATAAGGGAAGAGATTACATGCTAGTGCATAAGTATAGCAGCAACAAAAACGATGGATATCCCGTCAATTTAAATGTTGGTGGCAATGCTAATAATTTAGATGTGATTGAAATACAAGAAGGCGTGACAAATAATATATTTGATTATCTAGATTTAATTTATAATGCTAAAGAAATTCATGTTGTGCCCAGTAGTATTGGATGTTTAGTTGATAGTATTGTAGATCGGGCACCTGGTAGATTATTCTTTCATAATGTAAAGGCAAGTGTTGAGACACAAGTTAACTGCGAATGGAATAAGTATCGTTGGAGTGTAGTTGGTTATGATGTGATGTACTAATATGAATACTCATTTAATTATTGGCGATTTAATTTTTGATAGATTTATTTATGGAAATGCTACTCGTATTTCTGCAGAAGCACCTACTCTAGTACTAGATACAGAAGATGAAGTAGATATGTTAGGGGGTGCATATAATGTTGTTGCTCACATATGTTCATTGGGACACAATGTAAATTTTATTTCGGTTGTAGGCCCTGATTATAATTCTGTTTTATCTTCCTTTACAGATACTTTCCATCGTAATAGTAATTGTGTTATTAGAATTGAGAATAATCGTAAAACTACAGTAAAAACTAGATTGATATCTAAGTATAAAAATGCTCATTTGCTTAGATATGATAATGAATCAACACACCCCATTCAAGAAACTACAGAAAATGATATTATAGAATATGTTAAGTACAACATATCTTTATTTAAAAATATTTTATTGATTGATTATAAGAAGGGTGTTATTACTAAAAATATATCAGAAGCTATCATATCAATAGCCAACGAACATAATATACCCGTACTTGTAGATACTAAACGAGACGACATTAGTATTTTTTCAGGTGCAACAGTTATAAAGCCTAACAAATACGAATTTGAAAAAATTAGATTAAGATATTCTCCAGATTCAAGTATGGAGGATGCGTGTAAAATTATATGCAACAAATTAAGTATACATCAGTTAGTTATTACTGCTGGTAGTGAAGGTATTTATACTTATGATAATGATAATGGATTAACACATTCTGCAGCATTAAATGTAGAGGTAAAAGAATTAAGTGGAGCAGGTGATTCTGTTCTTGCAGTGCTAAGTTATTGTTTTTCAGAAGGATATTCTTTTGCAAATAGTATTAAGTGTGCAAATAGGTTAGCAGCAAAATTTGTATCTTCGGGGATACAATATAGAGCAAAAAAAGAAGATTTATTTTAATAAGAGGTAACATGGAAAATTTTTTAGCAGCAGTTCTTACAGAACATTATAAACCATTAACATTAGAATCATTTAAAGCAGAAACACCCAGCAACGGCCAAGTTCTTGTTGAAATGATTTCTGCTGGATTATGCGGAGCACAAATAAATGAAATTGATGCTGTTAAGGGTCAAGACAAATATATGCCTCACTTTATGGGACATGAAGGATTTGGAATAGTTCAAAGTATTGGCGAAGGCGTTACCAAAGTTAATACGGGTGATTATGTAGTACTGCATTGGAGAAAAGGAAGCGGGTGCGATTGCTTTGGTGGCAAATATTTTTCTAAGTTAGGTATTGTGGGTTCGGGTCCTGTTACTACATTTGCAGAACAAACCATTGTATCTGAAAACAGAGTAACTAAAGTAGATTATAAACCTAGTTTAGACAACCTATACCCTTTGATGGGATGCGCATTATCGACAGCATATGGAATTGTTAAAGACATTAAAAAAGATTCTACAGTAACTATCTCAGGCGCCGGCGGTCTGGGATTAACTATAGCATTCTGGCTAAAAGTGTTTTATAATATAACACCCGTGATGATAGATAAGTTCGAAAACAAACGAGAATTTGCAGAAACATTTGGTGCAACATTCCATACATTAGATGCATTTAATAATTTGGATAAGACTGATTATTGTATTGATACTACTGGAAATGTAGATGTTTTATCTAAAATGTTTTCTCAAGTTAAAAAAGGCGGATCATTAATACTTGTTGGTCAACCCAGAGTCGGGGAAAAATTAGTATTAGAAAACGCATTATCTATTTTTGATGGCATTAAAATTTTCAGTTCAGATGGTGGAAATTTTGATCCTGATAGAGATTTATCAGATATTGTATCTTATGTAGATGCAAATAAAGAACTTGCAAGCAAACTTATTACACATATAATTAAGTTAGAAGAAATCAATGAGGGCTTTACTAAAATGAGAAGTGGTGAAGCTGGAAGAGTTATTATTAATTTTAAGGAGAACAAATAATGAGAAAAGAATGGACAACACAAGAACTTATATCGTTTGAAGATAGAATCGGTGAATTATATTTAGATAATAAATTACCTTTCCTTTTTCATTTATCCGGCGGCAACGAACAACAACTAATTGATATCTTTAAAGATATTAAAGAGGGTGATTATGTTATCTCTAATCACAGAAGTCACTATCACGCATTGTTGCATGGAATTCCTCCAGATGTAATTGAAGATAGAATTTTAAATGGTCGTAGTATGTTTATCTATGATCGGGATCGTAACTTCTTCTGTTCTGCTATTATTGGCGGAACCCCTGCAATTGCTGCAGGTATTGCTTGGGCATTGAAGAAAAAAGGATCCGATAAAAAAGTATGGTGCTTTATAGGTGATGGTACAGAAGATAATGGTCACACATATGAAGCAGTCCGTTATGTAGATGGATTTGATTTGCCTTGTACTTTTATTATTGAGAACAATGATAGATCAGTTGAAACAACTAACGTACAACGGTGGGGTACTAAAGCTGATTACGAATGGAACTCTCCTTCAGTAATGAAATACAAATATGATATTACCTATCCGCATGCTCGCAAACCTGGTATGATTGATTTATCAAAAGCTGTTAAAAAGACTGATGATGATTATTTCCCGCGTTTGCCCGAAGTTACATATCCAGATAATTTAATTACTAATTATGTACCTGGGTTGAAATATAAAGATGCTGCTAGTCAGGTAATGACCGAGTTGGGACAAGATGGCGCAGTGTTCATTGGCTACAACGTACACAATTCACCTGGCGGTAACGCAATGGGTACGCTTAAAAATGTTCCCGACGAACAAAAATTGGAAACACCTGTAGCAGAAAATCTAATGGCTGGTCTTGCAATCGGCATGGGATTTGAAGGATTTAAGCCTGTTCTATATTTTGAACGTCATGATTTTATATTAGTTGCAATGGATGCCATTGTTAATCACATTGACAAAATTGAAAGAATATCTCACGGAGAATATAAAGTCCCTGTTATTATTCGAGCAGTAACTGCAGATGCAGGTCCATTCTATTCTGGCATCACGCATTCGCAAGACTTTACAAATATGTTGCGCACCGCTGTTAGCTTCCCAGTATATGATCCTGTAACTGGAGAAGATCTTGCATTGGCGTTTAAGAAAGCACAACATAGTGGTCGCCCTGCAATTATCATAGAAAGAAAATCTAGATATTAATATGAAAAAGATCATATCCATATCGGTGTGGGGCGATTCGCCCCGCTATATTGTTGGAGCACAACGACAATATGAATTGGCAAAACAATTCTATCCTGATTGGGAATTTAGAATTTACACAGATGATAAACAAAAATTTAGTAATCTAACAGATGCAAATATTATAGAAATAACCGATGGCACCTATGGGATGTACTGGAGATTTTATGCTTTATTTGAGAGCGAAGATAATATAGTGTTAGTACGAGATTCTGATAGTAGAATATCTGCTAGAGAGCATCGTGCAGTAACAGAATGGTTAGATTCTGATAAAAAATTTCATACCTTTAAAGACCATGATGCACACTATGAATTCCCAATTATAGGATGTGCATTTGGATACAAGGGAAAATTTGAAACTCCTGTTTTAAATTTAATGAAATACTATATAAGTAAATTTAATTATTATGTAGGCGATCAAATATTTTTAAAAGATGTGATCTGGCCAATTGTTCAAGATAATGCAATGGTTCATTCTATGAACGAAGGCTGGTTTGCCGAAACACGAAACCAATTAGAAAATCCATATGACTTTTGCGGCAATGGATATGACGAAAATGATATGCCATTATATCCTCCGACTCTTGCAGAATGTCAAGGATATAATCCCTCCAACATATCAACAAAATATAAATTTAGCAACGGACAATTAAAATAAAGGAAACCCTATGACACAATATTATGGCTCATCCGAGGAAGACAAATATATTCAAGAATACTTTCCTGCGGGATATGTAGGTCGAAGTATTGAGGTTGGGGGAAGCGATGGTATCACACATTCCAATACTTATTTCTTTGAAAAAACATTAGGGTGGGATTGTTTAGTTATTGAGCCGCAACCAGGTCCTAGATTTTTTGATTCTTGTAAAGAAAAAAGAAAGAATGTTTTACAATGTGCGGTTGCATCGGAAAATAAAGATGATGTAGAATTTACTGTTGTATATTGTAATTATCAGAATAGTGGTCACCAGCAATGGGGCGGTATGAGCGGCTTAAAGGTAGATCAAAAATTAGTTGAAGCACATAAAGAACTAGGATTGGATCCACGAGAAGTTACAATTCCTGTGCCTACTAGGCGGCTGGATTGGATTATTGAAGAAGTATTTGAAGAAACATATCCAACTATAGACTTTATTACAATTGATACTGAGGGAACTGAGTTAGATGTATTAAAATCATTTGATACAACAAAGTATAATACTAAATTAATTGTTATAGAAAACAATTGGAAGAGTCCTGAAATTGAAGAATACCTTAAACCTTTTGGTTGGATCAAGGATAAAGTAATTGCACAAAATGAATTTTATGTGAGAGAGGTATGAGCAAAGTAACTATAATTACTGCAACAACTGGCTCGGAATATTTAAGACAAAATATTAAATCGGTTCAAGAACAAACGCATGAAGATGTGCAGCATCTTGTAGTTGTTGACGGTAACGAACATTTTGAAAAAGTTTCTGCAATATTAGCAGAAGAAAATTTTCCAAATATTGATTTAGTTGTTTTACCATATGCTACGGGCAAGGAACAATATAACGGCCACCGAATCTATGGCGGATTTACTCATATAGCAAAGGGTGATTACATTGGTTACCTTGATGAGGATAATTGGTTAGAGCCAGAACATGTGGAAGTATTACTTGATACGGTAAAAGATAATCAATGGGCAGCAACCTTGCGTAAAATTGTAGATAGTGAAGGCAAATTTATTTGCAATGATGATTGCGAAAGCTTATGTAATTGGGAATCTGTTATTAGAGATTACTTTGTGGATGTTAATTGTTTCTTTTTCTCTAAACCCCTTGCATTAGAGTTAAGTCCCATTTGGTATAGACGTGCAAGACATCCAGACGATCAACCTGAAGTGGATAGAGCATTGACATATACTCTAAAAGATAATAAAATAGAGTGTGAGGTGTCAGGAAAGTATACTGTAAATTATAGAGCAGGCAATAGATCCGATTCGGTTCAAGGTCAATTCTTTTTACAGGGCAATGAAATAATGAAACAAAAATATAAAGGAGAATATCCTTGGCGAAAATAAAATGGATTTAATACGTTATAATAGTTTATTGAGATTTGCGGATTATGTTTATGAATTTGAAAAAAATCGTTATAAAGAAATCGGAATAGATGATATTCATGGAAAAGAAAATACTAATAATTTTCTTAATATTGCTCCGTATAGTAAAATTTTTATCAAGACAGACATTTTCGCAAAGATTATCCCTGAATTATTAAAGATAAATGTTCCGTTCCATTTATTAACTGGGAATTCAGATGGTACAATTCCTGTACAAATAATAGATCAAATACAAAAAAATGAAAATTTGATTACTTGGACAGGTAATAATCTTATAAAATTTGATGAAAGATTTTTACAAGTTCCTATAGGGCTTGATTCGGTGGGCCCAGGCAGACCAAATAGTTATTTCAGATTTCCGGAACCATATATTAAAAAATTAATTCCTATCGTTTTAACCCCCATTGCCAAGACTAATGGCAATAGAAATGATATTATTGGTTTATGTGGTATCAATTTTTTAAATATTCAAACTAGATTAAACTATACCGATTACATTAATTTATTAAATTTATCTAAATATAGTATTTGCCCTGCCGGAAATGGTGTAGACACCCATCGACTAATGGAATCCATACTGATGAAAAGTAAACCTATTGTACTAAGTTCTATATTGAATAGTATGTATGAGGAAATGGGATGCAAGATTATAAACAATTGGGCTGATCTACAGTACATAGATTTTGAAGCGCCGGTCGATGTAGATCCAAACGTTATATCGTTTTCTTATTGGGAAAATAGAATACACAAACACCATGAAATTTTTAAACTTAAGAATGGAGCATAAATGAAGAAAATTTTAGTTACGGGTGGTGCTGGATTTTTAGGAAGTCATTTGTGTGAAAAATTGGTTAATGAAGGACATCATGTCCTGTGTGTGGATAACTATTTTACAGGCAGTAAAAAAAATATAGAACATCTTTTGCTTAAAACAAATTTTGAGATTATTCGACATGATATATGTTTTCCGTTATATGTTGAAGTAGATGAAATTTATAATCTTGCATGCCCTGCTAGTCCGCATGCATATCAACAAGATCCAATACAAACATTAAAAACGTGTGTAATTGGTTCATATAATTTACTTGGCTTAGCAAAAAGAACAAACGCAAAAATTTTGCAAGCAAGCACGAGTGAAATATATGGAGACCCAAAAGAGCATCCTCAGAGTGAAGAATATTGGGGAAATGTTAATCCAATCGGTATTCGTAGTTGCTATGATGAAGGCAAACGCGCGGCAGAAACGTTGTTTATGGATTATCATAGAAAACATAACGTACAATCTAAAATAGTTCGTATTTTTAATACTTATGGCCCTAACATGGCACTTACGGATGGTCGTGTAGTTAGTAATTTTATTGTTCAAGCTTTGCAAGGAAAAGATATAACAATTTACGGAGACGGCACGCAAACTAGAAGTTTTTGTTACGTTGATGATTTAATTAATGGCCTTTACTTGACAATGAATAATACAAATAGTAATTTTAGTGGGCCAATAAATATCGGCAATCCAACAGAATTTACAATGATTGAATTGGCAAAAAAAGTAATTAATTTGACAAAATCTAAAAGTAAAATAATTTATACATCTTTACCTAAAGATGATCCCATTCAAAGAAAACCCAATATACAAGTTGCCGATGAAATTTTAAATTGGCAACCAACTATAGATTTGGAAACCGGGTTAAAGAAAACTATAAAATATTTTAATAAACACATTGACAAACGTGTTAAAAGATGATAAAATAACGTATGCAGTTAAAATATAACACACTAAATATAAAGGATGTCCGATGATTGAATACAAATATAATGAAGGTGAATTAATTAAAGAATTAAAAGACTATATTGATGCGACATATGGTCAACACTATTCAATGAATAGATTTCAAGCAACTGAATTTATTATTGACAATGGACACGGTGTTGGATTCACCGCAGGAAATGTCATGAAATATGTTCAAAGGTACGGAAAAAAAGCAGGAAGGAATAGACAAGACCTACTAAAGGTGTTACACTATGCATTGATGCTTTTATATGTACATGACATTGAAGTTGAAGAACCCGTGGCACATCGTGAACCAATTGAAAATTTTGTGCCACACCATCCAGTTTAAAGGAAAAATATTATGCAAATTAGTAATGAAACAATCCAACTCTTGAAGAACTTTGCCGCAGTTAACAGCAATATTCTAATTCGTAAAGGTAAGACTTTATCTACAATTAGCACAGCAAAGAACATCTTTGCAAAGGCAACAGTAGCAGAAGACTTCCCAGTTGAGGTTGCTGTGTATGATTTAAATTCATTGTTGGCTTTGTTGACATTGATGGAGAATCAAGATGTTGAGTTTGGTGAGAAGTCATTGACTATCTCTAAGAACAATGGTAAGTTTGAGTACTTCTATTCTAACGCAAACGTAATTGTTGCAGCACCAGATAAATCTATTGAGATTGATAATCACTTTCAATTTCAACTATCCTCAGAAGATGTTAATATGATTATGAAGGCAGCTAACATTACAGCAGCGCCTACAATCTCTGTTACTGCTAAAGACGGTACAGTTGTATTGACTATCGGTGATAAGAAAAACGATACTGCAAATACTTATAAGAAAACAATTGGCGCAAGTGACGAATCATTTGAATGCCATATGTCTGTAGACAATTTTAAAATTGTCCCGGATGCTTATACAGTAACAGTATCTAAAAAGAAATTGTTCCACTTCCAACACGCTACAAAAGCATTAGAATATTTCATCGCAATGGAACCTGACTCTGTTGTTTGATGCATTTTGACTACGCTATAAAAATAGCGCAAATTTAATATTATGGAGTTATTATGGATATTCGTGAACAAGAGTTTTTGTGGGTTGAGAAGTATCGCCCGCGCACATTAGCCGATTGTATTCTTCCTGCAGATCAAAAGAAGATCTTTCAGGAAATGCTCTCTAAAGGAGAGATTCAAAACATGCTATTGTGCGGTGGCGCAGGCATGGGTAAGACCACAATTGCTCGAGCATTATGTGAAGAATTACAAACAGACTATATCATCATTAACGGTTCAGAAGAATCCGGTATTGATGTTCTTCGTACAAAGATTAAACAGTTTGCTTCTACTGTATCATTCAGCGGTAAGCCAAAGGTTGTTATTCTAGACGAAGCTGATTATTTGAATCCCAATTCTACTCAGCCGGCACTCCGTGCTTTTATGGAAGAGTTCTCATCGAATTGCAGATTCATTTTTACTTGTAACTTTAAGAATCGTATTATTCCTCCGCTTCATTCTAGAACTGCGGTAGTTGAATTTAAGTTACCTAAATCGGAGAAGCCTAGAATTGCAGCTGCATTCTTTAAGCGTGTTCTTGAGATTCTTAAGCATGAGAATGTTAAAGCCGACGATAAGGTAATTGCTAAAGTAATTGAAAAACATTTCCCCGATTATCGTCGTATTCTAAATGAGTTGCAGCGTTATAGTTCTTCAGGTAATATTGATGAAGGCATCCTTGTTAACATGGGTGAGATCAATATGCAGGAACTTACAGCTGCGCTAAAAGATAAAGACTGGAAGAAGATGCGCACATGGGTTGTTAACAATATTGACAATGACCCGCAGACGCTATTTAGAAAGTTCTATGACACATTGAGCGACAGCGTAGTTCAAGTCCCTCAGCTTGTTTTGTTACTTGCAGATTATCAGTACAAGTCCGCATTTTGTGCAGACCAAGAAATTAATCTTGTAGCTTGTTTAACAGAAATTATGGCATCTGTGGAATTTAAATGATTGAATTATTAAGACCCACATTTGATTGGATTAAAGATGACTTTGCTAGTAATCGGTTTCGTTTTTGCGTTGAGTTGCTTGCTTGGGCTATTAGTATTGGGTGTTCTATTACCATGGCTCTCACAGTCCCGAATCCTCCCCTACTATATCTTTACCCTATTTGGATTGTCGGCTGTGGTCTCTACGCTTGGGCTGCTTGGACTCGCAAATCTTTTGGCATGCTGGCTAACTACATGCTATTGGTAACTATTGATTCTGTTGGATTATTGAGGATGGTATTATGAGTTTGTTTGGAACCCCTGTCGAAAAACCAGCAGAAGTTCCATATAAGGCTCCTGCAATCTCACCCTTCGATTTTATCAATTCCATTCATTATACAAAAGAAAATCTTATTGTAGATGATTGGTCGGAGAAACAGTATAACCCGTTTATCATTAATAAAGGACTATCTTACGGACATGACACAGTAATCCCTGCGAATGAGATGAATTCGCGACCACATCTTGAGAAAAAGATGCAGTTTTCGTTTCTTATAAATACTATTAGGCCCCGTAAAAGATTCAATAAATGGATCAAAGCGGACAAACTTGAATCGATCGAAGTAATTAAAGAATACTATGGATATAGCACAGAAAAAGCCCGCCAAGTACTCCCTCTTTTCGACGACTCAAAATTAGATTATTTAAGAACAAAACTAATAAAAGGTGGTCGTAATGGCTGAAGATATTTTTCACATTGATTATCCGGGATATACTCCGCTAGAAGTAACCCTGGTACAACCTGACGATTTTTTGAAGGTCAGGGAAACTCTTACACGTATCGGTGTAGCATCTAGAAAAGATAAAGTACTATATCAATCATGTCATATCCTACATAAACAAGGTAGATATTTCATTGTACACTTTAAAGAATTATTTGCGTTAGATGGTAAATCTGCTGATCTAACTGAAAACGATTTACAAAGACGTAACACAATTGCTAAGCTGCTAATAGATTGGGGTTTAGTGCAAATTATTAATGCGGAGAAATTTACTGATTTGGCACCATTATCGCAGATCAAAGTAATCGCATTCAAAGATAAAAACGAATGGTCTCTCCAAACAAAATATAATATTGGTAAGAAAAAACAAACTACAGACCAATAATCTGTATAAATAATTATATCCCCGGGATGGGAAACGCAGCAATCGGTGTGGGCTGTATAAACCAGAAGCCGAACTAATTTAAGTCCCACTACCTTGGGAACGTCTAAAGCTGGTACAACGTATGGTACCCCTGTAGTCAGTAAGCAGGATTAACGCTATGCCTTCGGGGTAGCAAAATTATAAACTCGCTTAATAGGAGAACTATATGTTTTACGCAAACATGGCTATCGATTCAATTCAAGACGCCAAAATCAACTTCCTCAAACAAACAGTCAAGGAAGATTCCCTTCGAAAACCCCTAGTTGATT